TTTTAAAAGTGTGTTGGATTTAATTATTTATTAGATTGAGAATTCTCTTTTTTGGGAGCAGCGTTTAACTTCTTTACTTCTCTATCAGCCGCGGCATCTGCTTCCGCAGATTGCAGTTCTGGTTGGAATGCTTTGTTCTGTTGCTCAAGGTCCGTGAGCATGTTGACTTGAACAGGATCAATAGCAAGTCCAGTCTCAATATCTTGTTTGATCTGTTTATCAATTTCCTTATATTCATTCTCAGTTTGCATGAGAATCTTGCGGCGGATATATTCTGAAGAGAAATACTTGCCAACAAAAGGATCCATTTGAGTAACAAGAGTGATGCGTTGCATCTGCATCTCTTGTTCCTTCAACTCATTGAAGTGATTATCAAACAGGAAGTCATACTGAATATGCTCTTCCATATCCTCCCAATCTTCTGGAGTAATAATACCCTTAAGAATTAGTTGAGTCTTAAGAATATCATGGAACAACTGAGCAAAACGCTTGCGGAGACGACCAATGAACTTAGTAAATTTGAGTTCATCACGAAGAATCTCTGTAGACTTGCCAAGGTTGAATGCCTTGTTATCGTCTGTCAGACGAGAAGGTGGCAGGTTTAGGGAGTTATATAATTTCTTTTTGAAATACTCAACGTCCTTAAGTTCTCCAAGGTTTTGCCCACCAGGCAGAGTTGTGATCTCAGTGCCACGACCACCCTCTCTACGAGGCAACCAGAAATCTTCAAGCATACTCATATGCTTTTTGTCATCGCGGACTTCTCCAGTCTGACCATCGTAAACTAATTTGTTACGATAACGTGCCATGACATCACGGAGGTATTGTTCCGCTTTTACTTTGGGAAGATTACCAACGTCAATGTAAAAGATTCTACGTTCTGGTGCGCGTGATAGTCTGTAGATAACTAGACTATCTTCAATCATTCTAAGTTGATTAAGTGACTTGATTGCCTTATGCAGGAAACTCAAGTTCATTTTTTTGTTAAGATCCATTACACCAGAAGTGGATTGTGCAATGGCATCGGCAGCAATTTTAATACCTTCTTGGTTTGTCCAATCCATTGCTCCAGTAACAGATGGGGTTTGACCAGCAAACCCTTTAGGATTGTAGATATAAAACTCAATATAATTTCCATAATCATATTGCATTGCAGATCCCTTTTCCTTCTCCGTCTTATCGGGATCAGAACCTTTCAGTTTATGTCTAACTTTTCTAACCTTGAGTGAATCCATGTAGCGTAGTTCCAAGATTCCTTTTCTTGGATTATCAAGGTCAATTACTTTGTGATAGTGACAGCGACCGTCAACATACCAGTTACGAATAATTTCGTGTGCATTAGTATTAAAATCCATCATACGAAGAATTCTATTGAACTCATCGCGGATTTTTTTCTTAACTCCAGAACCTACTTCTAGGTTTGCTAAATCTACTTCGACGGGTTTGTCGTCACCATCATTGACAACAAACTCATTTACAATTTCATCGATAGCAGAGTCACATTCTGGATGTAGTGACATGTCGCGATATCTACGAATAAGTTCGTATTCGCTTCTTGAATTTTGCCCACCAGACGTATCAACATAGGTGCCAAAGTATCCACCAGCAACGGTGGATACAGAAGCTTCATTGTTAGGAGGGACGGGGGACTGACCTTCCGTTCCCTCCTTCTTATTAATAATAAAACCAAATAGTTGACTCATCAGTTGTAAACAGATCTATTCCTAGAACTATTTATCAACCTTCAACTAGGCGAGAATCGCCAACGCCAGACTTGACGCCAGAAACTCCGTTCTGAGTATCTCCAGAAACTACATTCCAGTAAGTATACTGGAACTCAACTGTGAATTCTTCAATCTGATCATTGCTATCGTAAGCAAGATCAATCTGAGAAACATTAGTTGGGAATGCGTAGTGGAGATTATACTGACGAAGAACTTCGCCAGACTCAGATCCATTCTTCTCAAGTTGCTTAACTTTAAGAAGTCTGGCATAACCATCTGTTTCGGATGGTGTGAACAGAGGTGCATTATTAGTTTCATGTGAGTTGATTGTTGCCAACCACTGCTCAAAGTATGCACGGATCTTCATTTCTTTATCAGCAAAGAAGGTTGCCGTCCATGTATCGAAGGTGCGGTCACCAGCGATCTTAACAGTTCTGCCGCGAAAAGGAACTTCGATTACACCCAAATTGGATGCAGGAAGTGCTGCAGATTTACAAAGCAAATTAATCATGTCTGCATCGCCATCAGCTCCCGTCACTTCTGAAGGGAAAGCGATATCAACCATGAACATATTAGGCTTAACGCCTTGTCCAATGTCAGTAATAAAGTTGCTTAACTTAGTTGCCATTTGTTTCTTTTAACCTCGTGGATGTTTATGATTAGAACCTTATGATCAGCGACCTACAACTTCACTGAAGGTAACTCCAGTCTTCGTTGCAGTAAATGTGACTGTGATGAAGTTAATCGAGCGAGTTGGTTTTACATAAACTTCAGCAACAAACTCATTGCGATCAATAACGTCAGGAGTGTTATTTGATTCGTCACAGATAACGAGGTAGTCAGTAACTCCTCTACGTGATTGAACTTCGGATAGGTATGAGTTAAGTGCTCCAGCAAAACCTGCTCTTGTGGTAGCATCGTTCTGCTCGAACAATACACCTTCAGCAAGTCTACGAGCTCTTTTCTCAAGGTTGAGGAAGAGACGGCGAACGTTGATACGATCGAATGCAGAAGGTGCTGCGAGTGCAGTCTTGTCTCCAAACAAGGTGATTCCTTGTCCTCTCAGACCAACAACAGGGTTGATACGTGCTTGATAAAGTTCGTCTCTGTCTGCTTTGTTAGGATTGTATGCCATCTTAACTGCGTTAAGAATGCCACCACGATTCAGTCCAGCAGGTGAATACCAATCTTCCTGAACATTGGATGTCTGAACACAAAGACCAGCAACGTCTCCGTTGGTTGGGATGTAGCGATAGACATCATTGAAGCGATCATAAACATACTTGTAACCGCTGTCGAAGACAGCATAAGAAGTAGAGGTCAGACCTGAGAAGAACGCCAGGGTGTTCTCTTTCTGTTGGGTGGAAGTTAGAGCGCCGCCAGAGGAAGCGATCTGGTTTCCTTTGAAAGGAGAAACAAATGCGATTGCATCTTTTCTTGATGCAGCAATTGCAATTACTTTAGTTGCCTTTGCTTTGGTATCAACTTCGCTTGCCATGGATCCACCCATGAGAACGAAATCAATTTCGGTATCTTCGGTATCAAGGAAAAGATCCATTGCTTCTCCGAACTGACCACTGGTGTAACCAGAGCCATCACTACCAAATCCAAGTCTGTCGTTGAATGCACCGAACTGAACGAATGCACCAGCAGTTCCAGTTGAAGCAGTTGCAAGAGCAACTGTTCCACCGAGGTTTGCATCAGTAGCAGCTGCTGCGCCTTGGAAGAGGAATCTAGACTGTTCGTTGATTACAGACTTATAGTAGATATTACCACCTTCTTCGTTGCGTGCATCAGATAGTTTTGAAAGATATGTAAATCTTTCTACCACTGTTCCTTCAACTCTATCAATAACAGCAAAGTGAACTGCATCGCCAGAGAACCCGTTGTCTAGTGCAAACTGAGTTGAACTAGGGCGAGGTCCGATTGCAGATAGAGAAACACCTTCAACCGAGCTGTTAAGATACCAGTCTTTAGAACTGCTAACTGCAACGGTAGATCCGCCATCAGTCAAAGTGCTTGCACTGGTGATAGCACCGTCTGCTTTAACAACTAGTGCTCCGAATGTTCCACTAACTACAGTTGCGTTTACGTCGCCACTGAATGTGAGTGAATCACCAGCAGCAATAGTTGCGGTTGTAGGATTGGATGCGAGAGTCAGGATGTAATCAGCACCAGCGTCAACCAAAACTCCTACGAGTGAGTTGCCGTGAGTTCCTGCAGATCTTGCAGCAAAAACTTCAGAACTTCCTGTGCCTCCCAACCAGTCTTCTTCGTTCTTGATCAGAACGCCAGCAGCACCAGTGACTGCATTCAATGCTCCAGTGCTTTCAGCACGAACAACAGCGAGTCTTCCGCCATAGTTCAGGAACTCGGATGCAACCATCCAGTCCTCAGCATAAGAACCTACTGGTTCTCCAAATGTTTCGATCAGTTGTTTTTGTGAATTGATGTTAACAATTTCACCGATAGGTCCCTTGCTAAAAGATGATGCGTGTGCAGCTCTAATTGCCAACGCACCTGTCACGACAGCATTAGTAAGGTCACGCTCCTTAATTAAAATTCCAGGCGAGACTTGACTTGCCATG